CTGCGGGTGGGGGGCCGCCGGCCCCGATCCGCCCCGCCGCCTGCCCGCGACCCCGCGGCGAATCCGGTAGTCCGGTCCTAACACGTGCCCCATGTGAGTGGCGAGGAACCGTTCGAGCGTTCCGATGTCGAACACGGCCATCTGCCGGGCCATGCCCTTGAGGCTTTTCACGCCCACGCCCCTGCGGTGTTGGATGAGCACCCCGTAGGGAGTGTCCATGTTCGCCATCTCCACTTTGAGCTCCCGCCAATGCTTGCGATAGTTCGGCATCTTCGTGTCCTTGCATTCCACGCACACCGGCTCGCCATGGAACATGACGCCGATCAGATCGCCCTGGTCGGCGTTGCCATGCAACGGCATACGGTCGATGCGCGTGTCCTGCAACGCCCACGCGAGGTAACGCACGGTCCACGTCTCAAGGCTCGTGCCCTTTTTCTTGGCGGGGTTAACCATTCTGCTCACCGTCCTCGTGTGCGGCTTCGATGGCGATGGTCTCGAAGTTCGGCTGCTCGGTGGGGAACATGCTTTTGAGCGTGTCCATCGTCTCCGCGATGGAGAACTCGGAACTGCATGAGATGTGGTCGCCCATCGTGTACTCGAAACGCTGGCCGCAGACACGGCACCAGCGCGGCAACGGGTTCCGTTTCAGCAGCTGCTGCGTCTCCCTCAGGTCGGTGGTGCCTTCCTGAGCCCATACGGGTTTCTTGCAGCGCGGGCACAGCGACCAGGGGGGGCGTTTCACGACCGGTTTGGCCGGCGCGAACAGCTTCTTCATGGCCTTCTCCGTGGAACCGAACACCAAGGGCCACGAGTCCATGATCTGCTGATATCGTTCCTCCGGCCGGTCCTCGAAATCATCACGGAACCGGTTGAATTCCTCGATGCCGTGGAAGATATGGCTCCCGGCGCGGCCCCGCAGGGGCACGGGCCCCCAGGCGGGGGGAGAAGGGTTAGGTTGCACGCTGACGCGCACGGTGGTGTCGTAGGAGAGTCCCGCCTCCGCGTCCAACGCGCTGTAGGACACCTCCATCGAGTGTGCGAGCGTAATCAATTGGTCTTTTTCAGCGTTCAATGTGATACTCCTCTTCGGCTTCCTCTTCGCATTCCGGGCATGGAATCGGCCGTGCCGGGTACAGCGTGCAGCCGTGCTTCGGGCAGACCGGTTCCACGTCCGTCGGCGTCTCATCGTGATACAGGTGCAACATGGTCAGAACTCCGGGTCGCTTCCGCCGTTGGCCCACGGGTCGGAGGCCGGTGGCTGCGACTGCTGGTATCCGCCCTGCGTCTGCTGCGTGTAGCCGCCCTGCGCGCCGTAACCCTGAGACTGTCCGCCGTTCTTCTGGCGAACGTTGGTGATGGCGACGGCGCTGGCGTTGACGTTGCAGCTTGCGGCGGGCTCGCCCTTCTTGTTCGTGTAGGCGTCGAGGCCGCTGATTTCGCCCACGATGGTCACGTCCACGAACTGGTCCTGATTCTGACGCAGCTGGGCGATCTGGTCGAACACTGGGTTGAGGTTCGCGTAGCCAGCAGGCCACACCGAGTAGTACTGTTCCGGCTGGCTGACCCAGTTGCCGTTCCGGTCACGGTAGCCCGGCGACACAGAGACGCGCAGGAACCGTTTACCGTTCTTCGTCTCCTGCACGCCCCACGCCGTGCCCTGGATGATGATGCTCGTCCTGCCCGCCATGGTCACTCGCCTTCCTTCACGCTGGCCTTCAACTGGCCTAGCACCTTGTCAAGCTCCGCTTCGGTCAGCTCATCGCTTGCCTTCACCTCACGATTCAGAATCTTCGTGATGGTCTCGCACGCCTCCGCGTCCGAAGCCACGCCCAACGCCTGGAAGCGGCGAATCATCTCCGCACGCTTCACATCCACCGGGGAAGGCTCCGCCTCGGGCTGGGTTTCCTGTTGCGGCTGTTCGGACTCGTCCACGCTCACGTCAACCGGCGAATCATCCACCGTCTCGTCGGGCAGGGGGCGGAACAGTTCGGAATAGTCGGGCGTGGTCTCGTCGGAGACGGCCGCGGACTGGGCTTCGACGCTCACCGGGAGCCATTTGAAGCTGCGGCGCACCACCGTCTTCAACGCCATGGCCTCATAGTCGGTGCGCCATGGGCCCTTGTTGCCTGCGGGGCTGCGGCGTTTGACGGCCTCGACTTCTTCCTTGGTCATGTGCACGAACACGCTTCCTGCAGGCAGCAGCTGGGCGTTCACATACACGTCGGTCAGCGTGGCCTCGGTGTGCGGCACGCCACGGGTGGCGCGGAACTTGAAGTGCTGGCCGGTCTCATCCTCCCAGTAATCGAATTCGTCGCCCTGGTACACGGCCTGCGCGTGAATGCTCTTCAACTGGCCGGAACGACGGGCCAACGCGATCATGCCGCGATAGCCGAGCACGAACATGGCCTCCTTCTGGCCGGTGCGCATGTTCTTGTTACCGAATGGCAGGATGTAGGCCATGCCGAGCCCGTTCACGTTCGACGGTTCCAGACCGAGGCTCGTGCAGCGCATGAAGCATGACAACACCGATTCGACCGAGCAGCTGGCCAGCTGGGGTTCGCGGTTGATGGTGCTCACGTACATCTGGTAGAGGCGCTTCTCGCTCATCTCCTGCGGCATGACCGCCGCGATGCGAGGCCAGCTCTTCTCGAGCAGCTGCTTCATCTGGCGCTGCGGGTTCATGGCCTGCATCTGCACGTTCTGCGCCTGTGTCGCTAACTGTCCCATAATCGGTTCTCCTTTACTTGGTTTTCTTCGGTTTGATTTCGCTGAATCGGAAGGTGCGGCCCTCCCACGGCTGCACGACCCGCGTGTAGCCCTTGCGCGTGCTGTGCTTGTAGGTGGCCTGCAGGTTGCCGCAGCGCACCCCCTCGTGGTCTCCGATGTAGGTGAGGATGCAGTCCTGCAGCTCCTCCTTGCGTGTCTTCAGTGCGTTGAGGTCGGCGGCCGCCTGCCTGTAGTCGGCCATGAGCTCGCGCAGATCAGTGCTGTCGCTCATGTCCTCGATGCCCTCCGAAGGCTCCGGGTAGGCTTTCGCCACGTCCGCGCCGGTGAGGGCGGGCATCTCGTCACGGGTGACGAAACCCCAGAAGTCCTCTGCCGCATGGATTACGGCGCTCACATCGTCCTCGTCGCGTTCGAAACGCACCTCCACCGGCTCCGCCTCGCCGATGTCCGCGTAGAAATACCCCCAGCGGAAGCCGGTGACGGCCATGTAATGCGTGACCTGCGCCAAGTAGTAATCCGGCGCGATTAGCTCGCCAGTCTCGTCATGCCAGTCGGTGCGCCCACGGTTCGCGTTCGCCGTCTTGATCTCGAGAATGCCCCACGAATCGCTCTCCTCGTCGTAGACGAAGCCGTCCAGCGAGGCGTGCATCAACGGATGCTGCTTGGATACCAAGGAAATGTCGGTGCCGTCGATGACCTGGTACTCCGGGTGCAGCTGGCGGAACCGGCGGCGCAGTTCGACCTCCAAGGCGTTGCCCTTGACGATCGCCCACTTGCCGCTGATATCCTCCGGCTGCTGACGGTTCGTCTTCTCCAACCACAGGTCGTAGGGGGTCGAGTACGGGTTGAGGCCGAGAATCGTGCTCATGTCCGAGCCGCCGACACCCAGTGCGCGGAACGCGTGCCACGCACTCTCACGCTCCTTCTTCGTGTGCTGGCGGAAACGGTGCACGTCGAACAGTCCGGTCGCCTGCGCTGCCATGTCAACGGTCACTCGCTTCATTCCTGCTCCTTAGCTTCGACTTGCTGACGTATTCCACTCGCGCGCTCACCCTGCGCCGTTGCCTGTCGATGACGACCATGCCCGGCAACGGCATCACGTACAGGTACGGGTTGCCGGTCTGACTGTTCCGGTCGCTGATCAGATCCATAAACTCCACGATCAGTTCGCCCGGCGTCATGCTCATGCCATCGTCCGTGATCGGGCTCCACAGTTCCACCGTGTCCGTGTCCGTCATCCATATCCTCTCGTAGTCCGACGAGCCGCAGCCCGGCCTCGTGGATGCTCAGGCCAATGAGGCTCGCGAGGCTCTGGCGCGTGGGGTGGGCGGTCAGGATGTCCAGATTCTTGAGCAGCTTCCCGGCGACCGCCAGCCACATGTCGTTCGGCAGATCAGTCATACAGGTATTGCTTGTGGGTTCGTTGGTTGCGCTGGTCAAAACGGTTCACCTCCTCGACGCGGAAGCCGAGCACCTGTCCCGTGTCCGGGTCCAATACCGGCACGGGCCACCAGCCTCGGGTGAGCTTGTTCTGGATGGTTTTCTTCGCCCGCCCGTAGTGTTCGGCGAGCTGGGCCACACTCATGAGATTCGGTGTTTCCGCGCTCATGGGGTTATCCTTTCTGTTGAGAGTTTTTCTTCTCGCCCCCGTGCCAGCGGGGGCTTTCTTTTTTTTGAACTTGCGTTCGTGGACGGCCACGGAGTCGAACCGTGGTCCCGGTCTTTGCCGCGCACACATGACCTACGCGATCTCGACTGGGGGGCAACCTGCACCGCCCGTGACGCCGGCCCGAATAGTAAACGCTGGTAGCAGGCCGACGCCGGTTCAAGAAAACTGACACCGTATCTGTCAGTTGTTTTTTCAGTTATCACGTGGGTTACCGGTTTTCCTTCCGCTTGGCCGGCCGGTTTTCCACGCCGTCCGGCAAGACTGTTATTCGACGCCCGCCTCGCTCAAAACGAGGCACAGGAGCCGCAAGGGAACGAGCCCGAAGCCCATGAGCGCGGCCAAACCGTTGCCGATGGGATGCGCGCAACCCGTGTGGGACAGCATCCATCCGATGCACGCCGCGCACACGACGCTCCAGAACACGAGACGGCGCATGAAGCCGCGGGACGGTTCGCCCGGTTCCGGCTTACGGTAGCCGCTGAAATGACGGCCATACTCTTCGACAGACATCACGCCGCCTCCTTGTCGGCGAGCGCTATGAATGAGTCAGGGAGCATTGTCATCGGTTCAACACGCAGACAATCCGCATAAACGGCAATCTGACCAATGGAAATGGAGGCTTTCCCGCTGAGCTGTCGACGAAGGGTCACATAGGGTGTCCCTGATTGGTCAGAAAGCCACTTAACGGAGCGCTTCGCGGCTTCCAGTGCGACTGCAATTTTATTTGCCACCTGTTTTGTGGTGCTTTCTTGATTAACCATATGGTTAATGTAAGCACCATTTGGATAGTTAGTCAAGTTAGTTTTTAATCTATATGGTTAATTTCCTCCCCGATATGTGTTATTCTTTATCCATGACCGAATATGGAGATCAATTTGCCGAAGCCATCGCAGAAGAGCTTCGAGCCCAAAAAGCCCGCATGGGAAAAACCAACGATGACATCGCAGAAGAAGTCGGACTGAGTCCCGTCACCGTTCTTCGCTATCTAAAAGGACAAAGACAAATTCCCATCGATGTGTTTGGAGATCTATGCAAAGCGCTCGGAGCAAACGCCGCCGACATAACCCGCATCGCCTACGAGAAAGCGCAAACGGCATCGCGGATAGCGGAGACAAAACGTCTGGCACACAAGAGCGATGTCAGCCTTGCGGCTTACGGAGCAGAGGGAAAGGACTATTACATGAACCACGATGGAGAAGCATCGGCATGAAACGCCTTATTCCGTTCGACACGCACATGAACTATGGCCCCATGCGTATGGCGATTTATTCGAGCGGAATAGATGTCACCGTAGAAAGCGACATCTTAGACAATATGTGGGGTTGCTACTCAGAAGCAAACCGCGTCATTCTCATAGACAGAAGACTTCGAGTCCCACCGGAGGCACCTTCGCTAGACTGTGGAAAATAGCCGCTTTGCCTTACGGGAGTAGGGCTGAGCGGCTTTTCTTATTCCCGGCTATTCCCGCGTATTCCATTGGTTTCCCGAGATAATGTGGGCAAAATGTGGGCAAAAATCGAGCCCGCGAAGCCCTCTGCCACAACGCGAAATCGGCCCCGTCCGGCAGCAGTCAAGCTCTGTGCGAGCTGTCTGCGATGCCGGACGGGGCCGAACTATGTGTGGTCATGCGGCGCGGTCGAGGCGTTGTTTGATGGCGCTGACGCCGATGAGCGCGCCGGCGAGGATGCCGAGCGCGTTAAGCGTGGTCACTATCGCGTCCACGTGAGTCCAACCCCATGCGGGGCCGACCGTGCCCACGAACAGGGCGAGTGCGGGCAGGACGATGAGGCCCAGCCATTTGAGGATGTCGTAGACGCGGCTGGGGATGAGCCAGTCGGGCACGATGTCGGTGGATGCCGGTGTATCGGTTGGATTGTCGGTCATGTTTGCTCCGATCGTAAAAATAATGGTGATGCCGTCACCCGCATAATCGGGTGGCGGCATCGGTTTGGGTTAGCGGCAGGTCACCACGTCACCGGGGTAGTAGACGTTGATGTTGCCGGAGGGGACCGTGCACTGGGAGACGCTGTACCCGTGCGCGGTGGCGAAATCCCACACGGTGTCGCCCCATTGGAGGGTCTTGGAAACCCCGTTGGACGGCGCGGGGGCGGCAGTAGAGCCGCCGCCGTAGGTTACGACGTCGCCAACGTAGTAGCGGTTGATGTCACCGCTCGGCGTATGCCATGCGGACAGGGGCCAAGCATTGTAGGCGACGGCGAGTCCCCAGATGGTTTCGCCCCACTGCATGACGTGGCTGATGCCGCCTGTGTTGGCCGGGGGAGTGCTCGGCTGCACTGGCGCAGGCGTTGCCGGGGCCGGGGCTGTGGAGCCGGTGGGGTTGGCGTACAAATCCCACTGCCATGCCTCGCCACGGAACAGGTTGAGGTCAATCGGACTCCACGTGTTGACCACGCCGGTACCGGAATACTGGCGCATGGCCTCGCCGTATGCGCCGATCATCCACGGAGCGGCTTGATAGCCGGTCGGGCTCATGTTCGCGTACTGGGCGATCCACAAACCGTATTTGGCGCGGATATCGGACGGGATGGTACCGGCAACCGGGCCGGTGTACAGCAACGGACGCACACCACCCGAAAGCCGCTCACACTCAGCCATGAATCGGCGTACCCAATCCCAATCGCCCCATGCGGGGTTGTCGTCCATCTCCCAATCCAACGCCACGATGCCGTGACGCCAATAGTTCGACGTGTTGCGATAGAAGAATTGGGCTTCCGCCTCCGGGTTGCCGCCCATCGCGTAATGGTAGAGACCGAATTTCTTGCCGGATGCCTGCGCTTGGGCGATCATGCGGTTGGCGTCCGTGTTGACGCCGGACACGAGGCAGTTGTTGTACACCTGTCCCGTGCCCCACGTGGTGCCGACGACAACGAAGTCGGCCTGCGTG